TCTTCTACACCGCCAAGGCCAACAAAGCCGAGCGCAAGGGTAGCAAACATCCCACGGTGAAGCCCCTCGATCTGATGCGCTACTTATGCCGCCTGGTCACTCCACCCGGCGGCGTGGTGCTGGATCCTTTCATGGGCAGCGGCACCACCATCGAAGCAGCCCTGGCCGAGGGCTTCCAAGCAGTCGGCATCGAGCGCGATCTTGAGAGCTTCGAGGACACGCAGCGCCGCATTGATGGCGCGCAGCTGGGGTTGCCATTGTGATGCCACGGCTACTCTGACCCCATGGAGGTGATCTGATGCCGGTTCCCGCAACGATTCGCGCAGGCACCACGGTGCAATGGATCGAGCCGGCTGCGCTGGATCTGGACGGCAATGCAGCCACGTCCAGCACCTGGACCCTCACCACCTACCTGCGGTTCAATGCCGCGAACGAGGGCGCCACGGTGATCGGCACGGCCCGCGCTGATGGCGGCTGGGACAACTCGATCAGTGCCACGACGACCGGCGGTTTCGATGCCGGCATCTGGCGCTGGGAGGCCAGGATCAGCAGCGGCGCTGTCGTGATCAGCATTGGCGCTGGCACGTTCGAGGCGCTGCGCAGCCTGGCCTATGCCGGCAGCCCTGGCGCATTCGATGGACGCAGCCAGGCCGAGCAAGACCTCGAGGCGGTGCAGAGCGCCATCCGGGCGATCGTCAGCCGCGGCGCTCGTTCGTACACCATCGGCAGCCGCTCCTACACCACCCAGGACCTCAGCGAGCTAATGGCGCGCGAAGCGCAGCTGAAGGCCATCGTGAACCGGGAGAAGGCAGCCGAGCGGATCGCGGCCGGCCTGGGTGATCCGCGGAATCTCTACATCAGGTTCGGAGCATGAGCAAGCGTCGCAAGCCAGCGCCAGCGCCAGCAGCTGCACCAGCTCCTCCACCGCCGCGGCGCCGCGCATACGAGGGCGCCACGGTCTCCCGGCTCACAGCCGACTGGGTGACATCCTCGACATCAGCCGATGCTGAGATCGACGGCAGCCTGGTCAGGCTGCGGAACCGCAGCCGGCAGCTGTGCCGCGACAACGCCTATGCCAGGCAGGCACTGCGCGCCATCGGCCAGAACGTCATCGGGCAGGGCATCCGGATGCAGGCCCATGTACCTGGCGCCGGCGGCATGATCGACCAGCCGACAAGCCAGGCGATCGAGCAGCTGTGGCGCCGCTGGACGCGGCATGACTATTGCCACTGCGCCGGCCGGCTGGCATTCGAGGAGATCGCCAGGCTTGCCATCCAGGCGATGGCGGAATCCGGCGACGTGTTCATCCGGCTGGTGCCGCAGTCGTTCGGCCGCAGCCCTGTGCCGCTGGGGCTGGAGATCCTCGAGGCTGACCTGGTGGACGAGGGCAAGACCGAAGGCCCCGATCGCGATGGCAATGAGTGGCGGCTGGGTGTGCGAGTGCACCGCTGGGGTCGGCCGATCACCTACCGGTTCCGGACGCGGCACCCGGGTGATGTGGCTGGATCCATCGGTTACTCGTTCGTGGACGTGCCGGCCGAGGAGGTGATCCATCTGGCGATCATCGACCGCCCGGGGCAGACCCGTGGCGTGCCGTGGTTCTCAGCCGCGATCAAGCGACTGCACCACCTGGCGGGCTACGAGGAGGCCGAAGTGGTGCGTGCCAGGGCCAGCAGCAGCCTCATGGGATTCATCAGCTCACCCGAGGGTGAGCTCATTGGCGATGACGTTGACGGTGCCGATCGGGTGAGCAACTTCGAGCCTGGCGTGTTCAAGTACCTGGCACCAGGCGAGCAGGTCTCCGTGCCGCAGCTGGATGCGCCGGATGGTCAGTTCGAGCCGTTCCTCCGTGCCATGCTCCGCGCCGTGGCTGCGTCCATCGGCTGCAGCTACGAGACCGTCTCACGGGACTTCAGCCAGTCGAACTACAGCAGCAGCCGCCTGAGCCTGCTGGAGGATCGCGAGCATTGGCGGATGCTGCAGCAGCATCTGATCGATCACCTGTACTGGCCGGTGTTCGAGCGCTGGATACAGATCGCGATCGGCACCGGCGCCCTGCAGCTGCCAGGCGGTGCCACGCCGGATCTCTACCACCGGATCGTCCGATGGTTCCCGCGGGGCTGGGGCTGGGTGGACCCGGCCAAGGAGATCGCGGCTTACAAAGATGCCGTCAGATGCGGCTTCGCCACGCAGGCACAGATCGTGGCAGAGCAGGGCCATGACCTGGAGGACCTGCTGCAGGGCCGCGCCGTCGAGGTGCGTCGCGCCGAGCAGCTGGGGCTGCAGTTCGACACCAACCCTGCAGACGACCGCGAGGGCGGAGCACCCCGCGCCACGCCAGCGCAGCCTGATGAGGTCGAGGATCCAGAGGATGAGGATGAGGATGATGCACCTGAGGAGCTGCCCACCTGATGGCCAACGTGAACGGCACCGAGATCGATCTGATGCCCACCGATGGCATGCGCACGGAGGCGCAGCGCTATCGCGACTGGAAGGCCGATGGCGAGCCAGGCGGCACTGATGTCGCTGCCACCCGCGCCGGACAGATCCTCGGCGGCGATGAGCTGAGCCCGGAGACGGTGATCACGATGGCGGCATGGTTCGCTCGCCACGAGGTCGACAAGCAGGGCCAGGGCTTCAGCCCCGGGGAGGATGGCTACCCATCACCCGGTCGCGTGGCATGGGCCGCCTGGGGCGGCGATCCAGGCAAGACCTGGGCTGATGCCAAGGCCAGCAGGATCAAGGCATTGCAGGAACGCAGCATCGAGGCCAGGCCTTATCCGAACGAGCATGCGGCCCGGCTGATCGATCCAGCTGAGTTCGAGCGGTTCCGGCGCAACAATGGCGCCGGCGGTGCTGGCATCGATTTCATCTACGGGATCAAGGGGGCGGAGCCTGTGCGGCTGCAGGCAATCCGATTCGATGCCAGCCGCTTCACTCCTGCTGATGCGCGCCGCTGGCTCACCGATCACGATCACCGGCCGATCCTGTTCGAGGAGGCCACTGGCAATCGTTCTATTCTGAATGCAACTATCACCGCGCCTATGGAACTGCGCGACATCCAACAGGAGCAGCTTCGTCGCAGTGACGCGGTCGAGTTCAGCCGTGCTGGCGAGGCAGAGGAGTCGCGAGCATTCCAGTTCTCGTTCTCCTCTGAGACGCCAGTGGAGCGATGGTTCGGCACCGAGGTGCTGAGCCATGACGCCAGCGGCCCCGATCTCACCCGGCTGAACGACGGCGCGCCGCTGCTCTGGAACCACGACCCCAACCAGGTGCTCGGCGTCGTCGAGCGTGGCTGGGTCGATTCCGACAAGCGCCGCGGCATGGCGAATGTGCGGTTCAGCCGCTCCGCATTCGCTGAGGAGAAGCTTCGCGACATCCGCGACGGCATCCTCCGGAATGTGTCGTTCGGTTACAAGATCCTGGAAACCCAGGCCGGCGCCAATGGCGCTGTGGTTGCCACCCGCTGGCAGCCTCTTGAGGTATCGGTCGTCTCGGTGCCAGCCGATGCTGGCGTCGGGATCGGCCGCAGCCTCACCCCATCCACCGCGGCTCCGGCCGCATCCCCTGCCCCCCAACCAATGGAAGAGCAAACCATCGACCTGGCAGCGGTGCGCGCCGCTGCTGCAGCGGAGGAGCGCACCCGCGTCGCCTCTATCACCGGCCTCTGCCGCCAGCACAACACTGACGACCTGGCCCAGGGCCTGATCGAACGAGGCGCCAGCGAGGCTGATGCCATGCGCGACATCCTCGGCGCCATCAGCACCCGCACCGTGCAGCACGCCACAGCCGCCACCCCTGCCGTGCGTCCGATCAGCAGCAATGCAGCGGACATCGGCCTGTCTGAGCGCGAAGCCCGCAGCTTCTCGTTCCTGCGCGCCATCCGCGCCCAGGCCAGCCCGAACGATCGCCAGGCCTGGGAGGCCGCGGCATTCGAGCGGGAAGTCTCCGACGCCACCGCTACCCGCATGGGCATCGCCCGCGATGGCATCCACATCCCGCACGATGTGCTCCGCCGTGATCTGACCGTGGGCACCGGCACTGCCGCCGGCGACCTGGTGTTCACCGATGCGCGGCCCGGGTCGTTCATCGAGCTGCTGCGCAACCGCCTGGCGCTCACCACCCTCGGCGTGCAGACGTTGACCGGCCTGACCGGCCCGGTCGCGATCCCCAAGCAAACCGGCGCTGCGACCGCCTACTGGGTCGCTGAGAAGGGCACCACCACCGAGAGCAATCCCACGGTGGGCCAGATCAACATGACGCCGAAGACCTGCGGCGCCTACACCGAGCTCAGCCGCCGGCTGCTGATCCAGAGCTCGATTGACATCGAGACGATGGTGCGCAACGAGCTGACGCAGATCCTGGCGCTCGAGGTCGACAGGGTCGCCCTCTACGGCACTGGCTCTGCCAGCCAGCCGCTCGGCCTGAAGAACATCACCGGCATCAACACCAAGGACTTCAACGCCAACCAGCCCACCTACGCCGAGCTGGTGGAGCTGGAGACGCTGATCGCCGCGGACAATGCCGACATCGGCGCGATGGCCTACCTGACCAATGCCACCATCTACGGCGGCATGAAGACGACCGAGAAGGCGTCTGGCACGGCTCAGTTCGTGCTGGAGCCCGGCGGCACCGTCGGCGGCTACCCGATCGTCCGCAGCAACCAGGTTGAATCGAATGACGTCTGGTTCGGCGTCTGGTCGCAGATGATCATGGGCATGTTCGGTGCCCTCACCCTGCAGGTGAACCCCTACGCGCTGGACACCAGCGGCGGCGTGCGCGTGACCGCATTCCAGGATGTGGACATCGCAGTTCGTTATGCCGAGGCCTTCGCCCGCGGCAACAACACCCTCTGAGGCTGAGCAATGAGGATCCGGATCCTGCGCCAAACATCGATCAACGGCCAGCCCGTCAGGGTTGGTGACGTGATCAATGTCGACGAGGTTGTCGCTCGCACCCTGCTGCTGATGCGAAAGGCTGAGCTGGTGCTGGAACCGGATCCGATTCCTGAGCCAGTCGCGGCACCTGCCGCCCCCGACCACCGCAAACCCCGCACCCGCAAGGGCTGACCCATCATGGCCATCCATCAAGGCACGCTGGAGAAGCTCCAGCACTTCACCCTCCTGGCGACTACCACGATCACCGGCACCGGCGACCAGACCGGCGTGGATCTGCAGGCCTACGACGGCGACATCCAGATCATCCTGAATGCCACCGCTACCGGCGGCGCCCACACGCTGACGTTCCGGATCGAGGATTCCGCCAACAACAGCAGCTTCGCTGCAGTCACCGGCGGCACGTTCACTGCTGTGGCGAACGCCGCAAGCAAGCAGGTGCTCACCCTGAATGCCACCGATCTGCGCCGCTACATCCGCCTCAGCTGCTCAGCCGCCACCGGCAGCCCCAGCAGCGCTGTGACGGTCAACGGCTACGGCACCCGCCAGTACGAGATCTGATGCCGTTCTCTGAGGATCCCACAGCCTTTCTGCAGGACTTCGGCGTCACTGTGACGTCCGGGGCCACTACGGGGCTGGGGATCCTCGACTCGCCTGGAGAGTACCTGATCAATGAGCAGGTGATCTCCACAGCCTATGTGCTGCGTGCCGAATCATCGAAGTTTGGCAGCCTGGTCTACGGGGCCAGCGTCACAGTCGCCAGCGTCGCATACACCGTTCTCGACAACCGTTTGCTCGACGATGGTGTGTTCTGTCTGCTCAACCTCCAGAAGACCTAACCACCATGGCACTCGCAGCCCTTACGTCAGTCA